TTTCATAGCTCTGTCATAAGCACCATTGTTCCATGCAGTTTCTTCAGCTTGTCTTGCTGTAATTTCTTCAGCAGTTAAATTTACTCTAATTCCATTTATTAATTTTGTACTCATTATTTTGCCATTCCGTAAAGTGTAAATTCACCAGTTAAAATATTTCCTGATGACATTTGAAATTTTAATTGATTGATTGCAACATCTCCTGGTACAATAAATCCTGTATCCCAAGTATAGTCATCTGTTTGGTGTTTTGATGTATATGTACAATTACCAAATTTATTTCCAGTACCACTGCCTCCAGTATCATTTGCTCCAAAAAACCAAAATTCAAATGAACCATTACCATTGTTACCTAAATCTGTTCCCATTTGAACAGCACCAGCAATAGTATTTTGTTCTGCACCTGAAGCTAAATCATTTGTAATTCTACAATAAGTTCTTCCAGAATAAGTATCGTTTGTTTTATAGCTAGAACCACCATCTTCAGAAAAATACATATAAGGTTCAGCGCTTTGAGTTACTGGTTTAACCTTATGACCAATTAATAAATAATTATCATAAGTTGATGATAAATCAAAAGAAACACTAGCATCACTACTAGCTGATGCTGAAGAAAGTTTTACTAAACTTCCACCTACTCCTGCTCCTAAACTATCAGATACTAATTTTGTTATTGCCATTATTGACTATCTCCTAATCTTTTAAACATAAAATGAGTTTCATTTTTGTCTGTATCTCCATGTACAGTTGAACTTGCACCTACACTACCTAAATCAAATTTAATTCTGAAAGTTGTTGCGTTAGTAACATTAACTAAACCACTTCTAGTAGAACCACCTCTATAAGTATTACCACCAGTATAATGAATATATATTGAATCATAATTTGAACCGCTATCGCTTGATACTAATGCTTCTATGGAAATTGTGTCATTACTTGGTGTTGCGTCTATGTAACTTGTAATTTCATAAAGTCCAGTTGATGGAAAAGTGAATACTCCAGAACTTTCTGTCATACCTGTTCCAATTTTTGCAAATGTTGCATCATCTGGTCTTTCTAATGTAGCAGAACTTCCTAATGGACTTTCATTTGCAGTTACATCAGCAGTTAATCTCCATTGGTCAGCTTCTGTAATTCCTTGTATTACACCTGATAGCTTAGCACTTGTTACAGAACTATCAGCTAATTGACTTGTACCAACTGAACCTGCTGGTGGATTTACAGTTTGTAATGCTTTTCCTAAAAACACACAGTACATATCATCACTTGCAGATGTAGCAGAAGTTAAAGTTAAACTTGTACCACTTGCAGTGTATGCAGTAGTGGGTTCTTGTCTTACAAAGTTAATAAAGAGTGCAATCTCATTTTCGTTTGCGACAGGATTATCTAAAGTGTACGAAGTAGTAGCACTTGTCGTAAAGTCCTGTTTAGCAAAACTTGTAAAACTGTCTGCTGGTTTATTTCCTATAAAAGGCATTTAATCTCCTTATGAACTAATTGCATCTACTGTTGATACCCAAACATCTAATGATGAAGCTGTATCAGATATCACCTTTAAAGCATCTCCAGATTGAACCACAAATTTAGCACCACCATCTAAGACTTGAAGTGATGAACCACTTGGGATTGGAGCATCTTTAACTAGGTAAATATCATTTGCACCATCATTGATATATACTGATGCGACAACAGCAGAACCTGTAACATTAGCTACTGAAATACCTACAACTGTGTCATAGCTATCAGCACTAAACAAAGTAGCAGCACTTGTGCCTACATCGTTGCTTGTATATCTTCTAAAGTTTTGTGCCATATTTATCTCCTATATTATAATGCGATTGCCATAGCAATAGCGAATCCTGGACTAGCTGCGTCTATGTTTGTTAATTGACTACCATCAACAGCAGGTAGTTTTGCTGTTCCGTCTAATTGTACTACATTGTTAGCTGAAGTTCCAACATCTTGAGTTGAAGCTGTTCCTAAACCTGAAATTTTAGTATTAGCTATAGAATTAACAGCTAAACTAATAGTACCAGAAGAAGTGATTGGTGAACCTGTTACTGTAAATTCTGATGAACCAGAATCTGCTACAGCAACTTGAGTTACTGTTCCACCTGAAGATGGGAATACTTGTGTAAAGGTAATATCAGAAACACCTAATGTTGCTGACGTATCAGTTGTGCAAAGGAATAAATCATCTGCATGAGTATCACCTTCTTGAACAACAACGATTTGTCCTGCAAGTTCTGCAATAGAATCATAGTCTGTATTTCTTGAAGCAGTGCCACTTGCAACAACAGTATAAATACCATTGTCAGCTACAGTGGTTTGGTTTTTAACTAAAACTTTATTACCTGTTACTAATGTAATTCCATCTAATGTATCTCCATTTTGAAGATCAGCAGTTAAATCAATATTAGCAGTTGTTGCAACTCTACAAATAATTCTAGTTTTTAATCCTGCAACTAAATTATCTACATAGATTTTTGTAGCTGCATCTGAATCTGAACTTGGACTTCCAAGTCCTGTTACTGCACCACCAGAGATAGATACGTTGTTTGCATCTTGAGTTGCAATTGTACCTAGACCTAAAGTTGTTCTTTGCGCTGAAGCATCTGCATCATCTAATAATGCTTTACCAGCAGTTGTTAAATCATAAGTACTAGCAGTACCTGATCCTGTAAATTGAATACCTTTATTAGCCGCACTTGTTAGTCCAGCAATCGCTGCTAACTCTGCATCATATGCTTGTACGTCTGTTCCAATTGCTAAACCTAAATTTGTTCTAGAAGTTGCTGCATCTGTTAAATCAGATAAGTTATTTGCTTTAACAAGTTTAGCATCTAATTGAGTTTGTGCATTTGAAGATAATGTATTGATATAACCAAACTCTGTATTTGAAACTGAACCATCATGAATTTTAGTTGCGTCAATGGCAGCAGAAGTATTAATATCTGCGTTTACAATTGTATCGTTTGCAATCTTAGCTGAAGTAACAGCACTATCATTAATCTTTGCTGTAGTAATTTGAGAGTCTGCAATATGTACAGTATCAATTGAACCATCTACATAATGCTCACTATCTATACTATCATCTGCAATCTTAGCATTTGTTACAGCATCTGCTGCTAATTTAGCTGTTGTTACACTTCCATCTGCTAGTGTAGCTGTCGCAACAACACCATCAGGAATTGATCTGTTTGTTGCTGATAGTGCAGCAAGATAAACTGTTATAGATTCGTTTTGTAAATTTCCAGAATCCCATGTAATAGTAACAGTTGTGTTTGTAGAAAATGTTGAACTAGCAATTGTTCCATAAATTGTACCAGTAGATGAACCCACTGCTTTTACTCTACGATTAGCATGATAGATAGAAGTTACATCTACTCCTGCTACTGTAAAACTTGTAGCACTTGCATAAGCAATAGTAAAAGATGCATCACCATCACCATAAATAACCCATTGGCTATCATTATACCATTCTCTTATATCTTTTAATAAACCTCTAAATGCATCATTAATATTAGAAGGTAACATACCTTCTGCAATACTAATTCCACCTACTGAAGTATTACTTGCTGCTGTTGTTGAATAATCTTTTATACCTGCCATATTAATTCATGAACCATGTAAAAACTTTATCAGTTTCTACGTTGTTTTTGTTTATTAAACTATTAACAGATTCTTCTAACTGTCTTTGGAAAAACTCTTGTGTTTCAAAAGAATATCTTACGTTATCGATATCTCTTTCAGTTACATCTGCCATTATCTTAATCCTGCTTTACTTGCTATTATATCAATACCTTGCGCATGAGTAAACAAAGTGCCAGAAGGTACTTTAACATTAGCTCTAAAATATCTACCAGATTGACGAACTGGATTAATACCTGAATTATTCATTGATACTGAACTAGATTCAACTGGTGTATCAGCTAATCTATCTCTTGTTTTAATTGTTACTGTTGCTTGTGCATCTACAATAGGTCTAACTTGTTGTATATTTGCTCTAAAATTAGGAAATGGCTCAAATTCTGTAGTTTCTAATTCTATTTGATTTTGTGTACCAGAATAAATTGCTGCTTTATAATTAATATCTATTGCACCAAGATACAATTGTCCACCAGACCAAAAATCAGTATCTAAAGCAATATTAATATTCTCTAAGTTTTGAGAAATAATATCCATTAATTCAACTGTATATGCACCCACAAATTGTGAAAATATAAATGATGCATTAGATTCAGCTAATGACCATTTTTGTGTTGCATAATTATAAATTAAAAGTCTATCACATATACCAGTTGTATTACTATCATTTTGTACAGATGGATATAACCATAAAGCTAATTGATTAAATGGATCAACTGCTGCGCATATTCTATCACTAAATGCTTTATTTAAATCAGCATCAAAAAATCTATTTACTTTTTCTGCACCAATAGGAATAATACTATCTCCATTAATTTCAAAGAAACCATCATCTGCATAAAAGAATACTTGTCTATTATCTTGGCAAACAGTTTTACCATATACTGAACCTCTATTAGGTGAAATAACTGAAAATCTAAATACTGTTGCTCCACCAACAAAATCCATACGAACTATTTGATTTTGTCTAAATACATATCCAACTTCACCTGAAGTTATTGCTACAATTTCTCCACCTGATCCAGGTAAGTCTTGTTGATCTGCTAATTTTTTACCAGCACTCCAAGTTGTAATATCATTAATACCAGACCATTGTACTCTGTTTTGATTTGCTGATTGATTACCTGTAACTAAAAAATCTCTAATGACTCCAGATGTTTTAAAGTTTGGTGGAGTTCCGTCTGTTGCAATTGAAGATAAATCTGCAAAGTTAGTTGATGTACCCATTAAAAAATATTGAGGTGCATCTATACCATTACTTGCAATAATATAATTTCCAAATTGTGAAAATGTCCAATAGTCTGTATTGCCACCAGTTAAAGATCCTTTTCTAGATGTAAAAGTTCCTCCATCTAATTGATATAAATCAGTATTTGTTGCAACAAAGTTATATACGTTTCCTGCATTATCTCTAAATGAACCACCACCTCTGCAATCAGCTCCAATATTATTAGTAGAGTAATTAACAAGAGAAGGAAATCTTTTATAAGACTTAGCAGCATGATAAACATTTGTAGCTACATTTGCTCCAGGATTATTATGTTTGGGTTGATCTGGTAACCATTCTCCAAAAGGAACTTGCATAGTTACCTCGATGATTTTCTACGATAGAATGATAAATCTGTACCAACGTCTGTTCTTTGAACAGTAGGTGATGCGCCATATGAGTCTGTTCTATCATTGTTCTCACATCTTTCCATAGCTGCTTGATACATTCCTAACCATTGTTGTTGTTGGCCAGGCTCGATACCACCCAAGAAATTAGATGCATGATACAAACTACCATAAAGATAAATAGCAGGATGGTTTGCAAGAATATAGTTAGAAGCATTTGATGCAGAGAGAGCAGGAAATGCTTTATAGTATTGAAGGTAACCTGTATACGAAATGTCAGGCGATGGAGCAAATCTAAAACTTTCTGTACCATTATCTGATTCTATTGTATAAACTCTAGGTAGTCCAGTCGTACTTGCCCCTTTTATTTTAAATAAGTTAGCTGGTGATATATATTCTAAATGATATTTTGTATCTCCAGATAAAATATAAAATGATCGTGCAGCAATAAATCCAGTTGGTAATTCTATTGTTTCAGCATTGATTGTAATAGGATCAATCTGTTCCATTTGTCTAATTCTTAATTTTGCATTAAAGTCAGCTTCACAAAGAGTAATAAAATCTCCAGATATTTCTGTAGTTAAATCAGATCTGTTTAACCAGTTTGCAATTGATGATTGTAATTCTGTATATGTTGTTAATGCCATTAAAATTTTCCTGATGCAGTTCTAAAATATCTATAGTCACTGCTATTAAGTTTTTCTTTTAAAATTTTTTTTCTTACTTCGTCTGGCAAACCAAACCAATTGTTTGTGCCATTGTATTCTTTTGCCCAAAGCGTTAAAACAAGCGTAGGAACACTAGCAACTCGTTTCATGTCTTTGCCTACATTGTAACCAGAATCGCCTTTATTATATAACTCTTTATTTTTTTTTAAGACTTTATCTGTATTTTGAGATTGTTTGACAGTAAGTTTACCATCAGATTCAAAATAGTATTTAGTACCATCTGGATCTACTGATCTTAAAATACTCATTACTCACTTAATTCAGTTATATAAACATTTGCAGTTCCAATAGCTGCTAATTTTTCTCCTTCAGATACTTTAAAATACTCAACATCATCTGCTGGTATATAAATATTTGAAGTTGTTGCAGTTGGATTTACACCTATTTCTACATGAACATCAGCATCAGTTATTATTCTAACGTATTCAATGTTAGCACCAAAAACTGCTGTTTGTGATGATGTTCCAGTAGATGCAAGTTTTAATGTTCTTACTGGCCTCATACCTATATGCATATTTTTTCTCCTATAAGTTAAATGATGGGGGAAATTAATCCCCCACCAAAGTATTGTACTACGAAGTAGTTAAGTCGTAAACTCCACCAGATGCAGCTTCATTTCTAGAGATTAGTGTGAACTCGACAAGCATTTGTCTTTTCTCACTGTCACCAGTTTTTGATAGCTCATGCATAGTGAAATCTCTCAAGAATCCGATAGACCAGTAGTCCATGTCTAGGACATGAGCATCTCTATCTCTTGAGAATCTGTTAGGTACAACTTCTAAGTCACCAAAATCAGAAGAATATACATCGATTGAAGTATATAAAGTTTTATCTTCTGAAGCATCGAACCTAGTTGATCCACCAGTAAAACCAGAAATTTTCTGTTTATTGAATGGGCCTACCATGATTACAGATGGGTTACCACCTGCGTTCCATACGTTTTTGATAACAGTTTTCAAGTTAGCTTCTGTTAAAGCTTCTGGAGTACCATCAGTTCTAGCAGTGTTACCTAAACCACCTGAAGCACCATCTGATGCAAATACATCGTTTGATGCAATCCAAGAGTTGATAGAACCAAAAGTTCTAGCAGTACTAGCGTCACCAGACGCTTCTGCTTGGTTTGCTAATAAAGTAGCTTCCATATCTCTTTTTAACTCTTTAGATTTTTTAGCAATTTGGTATGCTAATTCTGATGCTCTACCAGCTTTATCTACAGCTTCTTGAGTACCAGTTATAACCACAGTTTTATCCATGATTTGAGTTGTGTTTGATAGTCTTGTAGTTGCAGAAACTGCATCTAAAGTTGCTTCGTCACCTTCGACTACAGCATTGTTTGTTGCAGCAGCAGCTAAACTATCAGTTTGCCATTCGTGCAAAGTGTTTCTTACAGCTTCTCTACCTGCTGATGACATAAACGGAGTATCAGTCGGAGAGATAGAGTAGATAACATCTTGCAAATCTTCTCTGATACCTACAGCATCGTAAGTATCAAAAGTGTTTGTTGGTTGTGCCATGTTTGTTTTCCTCTAAGGTTATTTAGTTATCATACCTAAGATTGCAGAATGGGCATCTTCAAGACGACCAGATTTCTTCAACTTAGATATTTTGTTCCTTACTTCACTACGCTTAGAGTTTTCAGTTTTAACAACACCAGGTTTAATCACTTTAGGTGCGTTTGCTACTTTTTTTTGCACAATAGGTTTAGAATTTCTTAAACCTTTGTAAGCCATAGCATCCTTAATAACCATTAACATTCTATGATCTGCTAATGTTCCAATCTCCTGATCTGAAAAACCATATGATTTTAAAGTAGATTTAACTCCACTTTTAAAAGTTTCTGATTTATTTGGATCAGAAAATTCAGGGATACGCTCCTGCGCTAATCTTCTTTGTTCAGATAGATACTGATTATATTGTGATTGTGTAGCTTCTCTTGCTCTGGCTTTAGCTTGATTGATCTTTTCTTGTTGCTGTCTAAACTGAAAATCTAGTTTAGCAGCTTGAGTAGGATCTTCATCATAAAGTCTTTGCATTTCTGCTGGGTCTATCTGTTGTCTGGTTAAAGATTCAGCACCTGTTATTGCCTCATTTAACTCTCTAAGTTTCATGTCGTATTGTTGTCTAAGAACATTTCTTTCTTCATCGAATTGTTTTTTCTCCAAAGATAGAGAATGTGTCTTTTGACGATAGTCGGAATCTCTAGAATAACCTGCCTTTAGTTCATCAAGTGTAACCTCCATCTCTTGACCTTGTACTTTGACTTGGTGGAGATTTGGTTTCTCAATGGATTCTTCAGATACAGTTTCTTCAGTTACTTCCTGGTTTTCAGTAGCTTCGACTTCTGCTGGAGCTTCTTCAGACAAAGATTGGCTCTCTTGAGATGTAACCTGTTCCTCTACAGGTTCTACTGATGGTTCAGCATTAACTTCTGGAACTGATTGTCCTTCATCCTTTTTTGGCTCTTGTTGAGCTTCAGGTTGAGGATTCAGTAATCCTAGAATTTTATCTGCTGCACCTTTTACTGATTTATCAGTTGGTTGCATTATATGCTCCTTTTGTTAAACGCTTCTACTTTGTAGATTGGCGTGTTAGATTTTCTAGCTCTGAGGAAGCTAGCTTACCTGTTTCCATGACGCTAACAAGGTGGCCTTTTATTTTGTCTAGCATATTGTATGCCATCCAAAGTACTTGTCTTTGGTCGTGGTCATTGTAACTTGTATTAAATATCTCTGTCTTATATTGATCAGAAAGATATTTAAAAGCCTCTTTCAAAAGAGGGTCATCAAGAAGTTGTTTCGCCCTCTGACCCTGTTGAATCTGTTTGTCCAGTTTGCTCATTATTAAAAAACTCTTTTTGTCCTTGCATTATTTGTTTAAATATATCGCCAGATTGTCTGACTTGTTGTTGTTCTACCATAGATCTAGACTTCATAGCAAGTTCATCTATCTTAGTATTATATTTTAATTCCATTTCTTTAACTTGCAATTCAAAGTCTAATAGTTTTTGTCTAAATTGACTTTCAAGTTTTTTCATTTCCATTTGACTATTTAATATAGCTCTTTCGTTTTCTCCTTGTACTTGAGCCAATGAAACTTTTTCAAATTCTGTAGGAGGTTTAGGAGGTAATTGTGGCATTTGCGCTTGACCTACATCTGGATCCATAAAGTATGGTTCTACATTTCCTAATCCTGCATTTTCTACAAGTTTCTTTAATGTATGATAAATGTTTTTAACATTAACAACTGGGCCAAATACGTTTTGTTGTAAGTTAATTGCTTGTAATTGTCTTTCTAAAATAGAATTTAATAAAATTAATTGCTGTTCTTTTGAACCTGTACCAAGTCCTACAGATACAGATACATTCATTCTATCTCTCCATTCATATGGTTTCATAGGTACAAATTTACCTCTAATTCTTACAATGTGTTCTTTTTGTTGATATTTACAAACAAGTTCAAATATTTTTCTAGCTAAATCTTTAACACCTGTTTCTGCAAAAGTTCTAGCAATAAGTTCTAATCTCATTTGTGATTGAGTTAAAATTTGATTTAAACCAGTTGCAGTTTTATTGTTTAAGCTATCAGCTTGAATACCTTGTGATTGTCTTGTTTGACCAGTTCTAGATTCTTTAACTGCATCAAGATATGACAACATATTAGATGCTTGATCTGTAATAGGTTGTGATTGTAATGGAAGAATAACATTTGATGGTGGTTGTTTTGTTCTTACAATACCACCTGGTCTATTTGTTAATAGATCATCCATAGCAACTTGACCATCTTGAATAGCTACTCTGTTATTGTTTGTTAGATACATATTGTCTAACATTTGACGCATAACAGTAGATTTAATTAATTGAATATCTTCTACTAATTCAGATACTGATCTACCATAAAATCTGTGTGGCATCATAATTGGTGTAACAGAAACAAATGGCATTGAATCAATTTCTTCAATACTTAAAACTTTATAAGCACTATCACCTGCAATACATGCTTTAATGAGTTCTGATTTACCATCTTCATTAATATCTATTCTTGCATAACATTCATGAATTAAAACTTCATCAGTACTATCATCACCTCTATCTTGTGGTGCTGAAAAATCTGTATCTTGGAATCTAATATTTCTATCTTCTAAATAATAATTAGTATCACCAATAGGTAAGTTATTAATAATTTCTGGATCATAACCCATTTCAATTAATTGTGTTCTAGTCATATTAGTTCTATGAGCTATGAAGTTTGCATCTTCAATAGATTTAGCTCTACGTTCAATTAAAAATTCTTCAGGTGGAATTGGCTCAATACTTACTTTGCCAAACTTTCTAGTTTTATGAATTACACAATCATGATATTTAATAGTATCTAATACTTCGCCTTGATCATCTTTTAATTCTTCATCATATTCAGAATGTTCTGATACATTAACTTCATCATCTCTTGTTAAGTCTATAAATTCATCATCTGTTAATTTTTTATATTCTTCTCTAGTTGTTTTTTCAGACTCATCCCAAAAGATTTTTAAGATTCCATTCTTTTGAATTAGTGCATCTTTGAACGCAGTATACAAAGCTGTAAAGCCATTGTTCTGTTTGTAAAAAATATGATTTAAATAATCAGTTGCTTGTTTTGCAGTTTCTTCATCTTCTGGCCCAACTGGCTCACATTCAAATACATTATCACTTGCAGTAAAAATTCTCATTAACGAAGGCATCAATCCTTCAATGGTATCAGATACATCGGTAGATATAACTTGTGATCTACCTTCTTGTTCATTACCAAAAGGTTTACCAAGATAATATTCTAATGATGTTTTTCTTTTAGAAACAATTTCACCACCAATGTAACCTGATGATGCTCTGATTTCTCTATTTAATATTGATAAAATTTCTTGTTCGTTTTTCATACTACAAATTTTGTATCTACGTAAATTGGTCTATCCCAATCACTTTTAGTTACAGGATCATGAACACATCCATATCTAAAAGCATCGGCAGCATGAGAACACCAATCGTGTAAAGGTTTTGACTTAAACACTTGGTTTTTCTCATCCCATTGTTTTCGATACTGACGCAAAGCATCAATACCTAGTTTGCATTTTTCTCTATCAAACCAGCAATATGGTAACATATTTCTTACTGATTCGATACCATGATCTACTTCTAATTTAGGTGCTACCTCAAAGTCAATACCTAAATCATTAGCAACTTCTAATCTTGATTTACCTGTTCCTAATTCTCTAGCTTGTATATCGTGAGGCGCAATATGTCTTTCATAAGAATATCCTTTATCATACAATATATCTGCATAATGCATAAGACTTTCACCACTATTTTCATAATAATCTATAATATGTAGTTCTTCACCTATTCTTTGAACAAACCATATAGCTGTACTATCTCCAATACCTAAATCCCACCATGTTTCTACGCCAACATGATTATCAATAGGTACATCTCCTATACGTTTTTCATTATCTGCTGTAGTCATTAATTTACCATAATATGATCCAGATACAGCAGCAGTAAAAGAACATTCAAACTCTTGGTTATATTGTTCTTCTGTCATTATAGAACGTGCATGTCTAAGTTCTTCATCAGGTATGACACCTGTTTCACTTGCTCTATACATAGCTGCAAACCAATTAGGATCACCTCTTTGTGCATAGTCATAAACTTCCCAAAATTGATTATGCCCCATTGGTGTCCCAATAAATATAACAAATCCCAATGTATCAGCTATTGCTGGTCTAATAATTTCTGTCCAGGTTCTTGGTGCCATGATAGCATACTCATCCATAACAACACCATTAAATCCCATACCCCTTAATGAGTCTGCATGATCTGCTCCAAAGATTTGTATTTTAGATTCGTTCCAAAGATCTATTTTAAGTTCTGACTCGTTTCGTTGTCCACCAAGCTGCATAAGAGGTTTAGAATATTGTTTTAATAAATCCCATGCAATCGCTTTACCTTGTCTGTATGTAGGTGCAATATATGCAAACTTTTGTCTTTCGTTATTTGCTGCATGAGCAATAAGTTCGTTAATTGCTAATACAGATTTACCAAATCGTCTATGACAAACAAGTACGTTAAATCTTTTTAATTTTTTATGAACTTCTTTTTGAAGGGGTCTTGGCTTGTAGGGTATCGAAATATCTACAGTTTTATTCTTCCCACTTGATATTGACTTTGATTGGGCTTGTTTCGATTCGTTGGATTGTTGGTGCTTTTCCATGTATGTAAGGTGCTGCTTTCTCTGCTGCGTAAAGTTTTCTCTCTGGACTACTCATAGGATGATTTAATACAGAAAGCAAGTAGTCTAAAGGTGATGTTTGATATTTAACAGATAACTCTTGAAAGTCTTTCCATTTTTTTCTAAAAGAAGAACCTTTAGGTCTACCAGCTCCTTCTCTTTTACCACCACGTTTTTTATCTTCTGACATTAAATTCCTCGTCTAATTAGTCTTGTATTTAAATCTCTATCTTCTCCTACTTTAGGAGCTTTAGCATATCTTCTAGATTTAGCTCCTAATGCATATGCACCAATACCAATTGCTGCTGCTGAAATAGGATTTTTTACAGCAAATTTTCCTACTTTGCCTAATTGTTTACCAACTTTACCAAGAAATTTGTATTCACCTGGTATTCTTTTGGCAATATTTTTTACATTGACTTTAGCTTTTTGGTATCCAGCTTTTAATGGATTATATTTTACTAATTCTTTTTTCATTTTGTTTTGCCTTTCTTACATTTGCAATTATAATTGCACATACATGGTACAATACTAAACATACTACAAATAAATTCACATATTTTTTGTTTTATTTTTTTTATCATTTACGTCTACCTTTAGCTGCTAATTGTTGGAATTTTTTTTTCCCATATTTTTTTCTACCAATTGCAGCAGCAAGTGCTTTTGGATTTTTAACACCTTGTTTTTTTAGCTTGGCAGTAAGTTTTTTAAATCGTGTACCAGTTCCTAATTTTGCTTTCTTAGCCATTAATACTTTGATTTAACTTTCATACCTTTTTTCTTTGCATATGCTTTAGCTTTTTTCTTTCCAGCTTTAGTATAAGCAAATTTCTTTTTTCCTACTTGTGGCATTATATGTCCTCCTCATCATCGTAGTCATCGAAGTTATCAGCATCGCCAAATATGATATCTTCAATATCTTTTAAGATTTCTTCTTCTTCTATTTTAAGTTCTTTTAATTGATCAAAC